TCACACATGCTTGATTTCGTTTGCGTTTTTGTTGTTGTATTCGTTTATTCGGATACTGGGGGGTACATTCCCTTATGTAGCCAAAAGCATTTCAATTTTTTGAAAAGAAAAAACTACCTAACTTTTTCTTTTTGTTTTTGTTTTTATATAGCGGGTAAGTTGAAGGTTGAAATCCATTTACCCGAAACGTAGCACTTGCACTCTTGCCACGCATTATTATCTACTCTATCTGGTCGGGTGCTTTTATAGTGTGCTTTTGTGAATTGGTTTAGCGGAGAGGGAATGTTTTCACTTTATTATTCAAATTCAACTATATACATTGTTGTCTATGTGTATCTCTCATGCTAGGTATTTTATCGAGTTATCTAATATATTAGGTTTTACATATAGGTATTTATGAAGGATTAAAACATGAGTTATATAATAGCTACGGATAAAATGTATAATATTTTTAAAAATTGATTTAAAACACCTTGTGTAATTATAATATATATACCGAAATGCCTAACTATAGGTGCGACATGTGTGGCAAAGAATTTTCCCAAAAATCTCGGTATGATTCACATAAAAGGCGAAAAACCGCATGTTCAAAAAATACTTTTAATAAGAGTCCAATGATAGACACCCAGGTTGAAGAAGCCACTATAAAAATGCTTATTGAGAAAGAAGTTATAAATAAAGAAGAGTCGGCAATAACGATTGACTCCCCATATCATCAAATTAAATCATTTTATGATGATACTTTGAATAAAGATAGTAAGCTTGTTCAAACTACGAACGATGAACCTACACCAATAACTTGTGTTGAAGAAATGATTAATAAAATTCCTGATAATTTTTGGAGAAGAAACACTATTAAAATATTAGATCCGTGTTGTGGGTGTGGTAATTTCCCAATGGTGATATATTTTAAATTAATAAAGTACCATACGAAGGAGTATATATTGAAACACATATTGTATTTTAATGATATAAATACTAGCAGACTTAATATTTTGCAATCTGTATTTAACCATAAACTAAATATATATAAAGAAGATTTCTTGACTTTAATGCCTGAATATAGTTTTGATTTAATAGTTGCTAATCCTCCCTATGCAAAACTGTTACCAAATGGCAAAAGAGCCTCTAAAAATCATAACTTAATTGGTGCGTTTATAGAGAAATCATTGACTCTTTTGAATAGTAATGGATATTTGATGTATCTTACCCCAGATAATTGGATGTCGTATGCAGATAGAAATACGCTAATATCAACCATTACTAGCTTACAAATACACTATATAAATATTCATACAGCAAAAAAATATTTTAAAAAAATTGGATCCTCTTTTGTATGGTATCTTATTGAAAAAACCCCTTCATATAAAAGTATTGAGATTGAAGGCATTTGGAAAAAAAATCTATATAATGATGTAGTTTCTAGTGAAATTCGTAGATATATTCCATTATATTATAACAGTATTATTAAATCTATCCTAAATAAAACAATAGATAAAGACAATATAAAATTTAAAGTAGAAACTACCAGCGATTTACATAGATATACAAAAAAACAATTTATTTCAAATAATAAAACAGGCCCGTATCAATATAAACTCATTCATACTCCAAAACAAACAGTTTGGAGTTCTAAACCACATAAATATCAAACTGGCTACAAAGTATTTATATCTACTACCTCTTATTATGGTACATTTATTGATACTTGCGGCATGACCCAATCAATTGCATTTATTAAATGCAAAGACGAAGAAGAAGCTAATAATATTAATACAGTTCTAAATCACCCACTGTATAAATTCATTAATAATATTTGTAGATATGGAAATTTCAATAATATTCGCATTTTGCAGAGTTTTCCATATTGTGATAATTTTAATAGCGTATATCACGAGTTTGATTTAACTGCCGAGGAGGCTGGGTTTATTGAAACCAATAATTGATTTTATTTGTATTTTGGGTCACAATTATCGCACAGGATTGGAAGAATACCCGTAAGGGTCTTATACTTCTTTATACAACAACTTTCATAAGCATGATATGTTTGTGAAGTAATTATGGTTTCTTCTCCTAAAATATTAATAGTTTGTTGTACAACCGGAAGAGTCCACGTATACAATTCCCACTTACTTTCAGTATCAAGTAAATCTAGTTCTATGCTATGATACAGATGAGCATTAGTAACAGACATTTTTCCACTTTTACCGCGTTCAATTACATGGTGTCCACATAAATAAGATGCCCATCTTGTATGCATTCCTGTGCGTGTTCCTCCTATTTTTATGAGTTTACCATCTTTTACAATAGTATAAATTTTTTCTCGGGAGGCTTTCCATTTTACGGCATTAGTTGGTAATGCCATTATAACAGTTTGTCGTTGGGTGCTATCATCTAATATTATATCTGCTTCTTTTTCAAACACATTTCCGCAAGCAATGTTAAAATCTCTCTGGGACAATAGGTCCCCTACTTCAATATCTTTAGCCCATTTTTCTCGGGCTAATTGTCCGTTTTTAGTCTCCTGATGAGTATCGTTTGAACTATCCATTTCTGATATTTGGTCGTGGACTGTTGTTGTATTCGTTTATTCGGATACTGGGGGGTACATTCCCTTATGTAGCCAAAAGCATTTCAATTTTTTGAAAAGAAAAAACTACCTAACTTTATCATATAAATATTACGCCATCTTACTCATTTGATAACCTGAACATACCTCCGCCTCATCTCATTTTTCAATTACTACAACTTTCTTTTTGCTTGTTGATTTTTTCGCCTAGGATTCTTCTTATCGCCTTTAAAATATCTGATTTCACAAAAATAGCCCATCCCGTCGCGCTTCCAGGACACTCGTCGCTATCCCCATAAATCTCATTCACGCCTTCTGTTATACTTTCCTCTAATAATCTTTCTAAATCTTCTTCTTTACCAGCTTCTATAAGAGGTTCTAACAACGATGCTTTGTATTGACTTTTTACTTGTTCCAACGCGACACTTTTAGAAGGACCAGAGAAACCGCTATAATAGTCCATCATTTCTAAAAGTTTGTATTCGTTTATTCGGATACTGGGGGGGTACTTTCCCTTATACAACCAAAAGCATTTCAATTTTTGTGAAAAGAAAAAACTATTAAACTTTATAATATATTATTTTATGAATATTATATCCGAAAGAGGAGTAATTAAATTTTATAGAAATAAAAAATATATAATCTATTTATTTTTTATTTCATGTCTAATTAGTTAGTCTACGCCTTCTTCTTTCTGCGAACTACCTTTTTAGGTGCAGGTGGAGGAGGTGCTTCTACTTCTACTTCTGCTGGCTCTTCTACCGCTACTTCTTGCTCCTGTTCCAGTTCTACCTCATCATCGGAATCATCTGCTAGCGTCGTACTTTCTTCTTCCTGTACTGGAACTTTCTGATCCTGCAACTGTTTCTTAGTAGCACCATCCAACTTAATATGACACTTCCCCTTTAGAGTTACCAGCGGCTTTACTACTCCTTGAGTAAGCCTCCATGTTACTCCAAATTTACCATTCGCAAACCAAATACCACCACACTCAATTACTAGCGCTACATTCTGTGTCTTTGTAATTAGCTTCTTTAGCACTTCGGCAGAACCACTTCCTCCTTCCGGGGGAAAGATCTGATTTTCCTCCAAATCATACAACTCAAACTTAAATTCACTATCCCAGCAAGGCAACTTTACATTCAAAGACGGACTGCGAGTACGATCCGGTTCGCCATCATCACCCTTAGGATATCTCAACATCGGACTCCAAAGAGCATCAATAACCTCCGCACTCATAGACCCCTTATTAAACCATTCCTTCGAATTAGCAGCCGCATCAGCCTTAATTTTCGATTCCAACTCTACAAGACTATTCAAAAAGCTCGCAGTATTATCCGAGTACTGCGCATCGTTCTCTCTAGGAAACTGCAACGCCATATCATACGTGAAATTCCCCGTTTTATTAAAATCATTCTCATTTACTCCCCATGACATCATAAGCGGTGTGGACAAATATAGTTGCTTTTTTGTTTCAAGGTTTTTTAAAGCAATATTTTTGCCGCCCGATTTATTAATGCGAGGTTTATTGTATTCAACATTTGTGGAAGCATCAAATTCGGAACCGGTAATGATTAGGGAGGAGGACATATTACCTATATTATGTAGGAAATCTTTAAATCAATTTTTTGAAAAAATACATGTCTATTTTTGCAAATTGATATAGGAAATTACGATAAAAGAATGAATATATATCATATATATATATGAAAACTACTATTAAGGATTTAAAAGCATATTGTAGGCAGTATAAATTAAAGTTAGGTGGTAATAAGGCTGCATTGGTAGAACGAGTAACCCGGTTTAAAACTCAGAGGGATTTAGCAGTAAAGGTATATAAGATTTGGAGATTACATGTATATAGAGTATGGAAGGAATTACATAATATTAAGGACGAATATACGAATGAGACGGATTTTTTTAGTTTACAAAATATAGCAGAGATATCGAATAGTAATTTATTTGTGATAACAGAGAAAAAATATAATTATGCTTTTGATATGGTGTCCTTTTATCATTTAATAAAGAAGGGAAATATGCTTAATCCGTATAATAGAGAACCGTTTGAGATTCGCACAATAGAGAGATTTAATAAATTAATGTTGTATTCTAAATTTTTGCAGATACCAATGGAATTAAATATAGATACTGTCGTCTCTAATGAAAAAACGCTTGAATTTCGTATATTATCGGTATTTCAAACCATAGAAGAATTAGGATTTTACACCAATCCTCAATGGGTGTATGAATTATCTTCCACTCAATTAATAAAGTTTATTACCGAACTGCATGATATTTGGACTTATCGCGCCGAAATCTCTATCGAAACAAAACGCTTAATATGTCCTCCAAATGGTACGCCTTTTAGGAGTAATAATATGCTTTTTATCCAAACAGATAATATTAAACGATTTGTAATATCTATCGTAGAAAAAGTTATCCACCCGGATGCAAGCAATGAACATAAATATTTAGGAGCGTGCTATGTACTGCAAGCACTAACTCTAGTATCTTTGGATGCCGCCGACAGTTTACCATGGCTATACCAATCAGTAATTAATTAAAAATTGAATTAAATATGTTGCGTAAAAAGACTTAAATAATAATACTATTATTAAGTAATGGCGAACCCTAAGACTAAAGTTACAAAAGCGAAAAAAGTAGCGAAGGCTGCTCCTGCTCCTGCTCCTGCTCCTGCTCCTGCTCCTGCTGATCCGGTTGTGCCTGAGACAAAGGTAGAAAATGTGGTGGTTGAACCAGTATCGAGTTTAGAGAGTGACTGTAGTAAATTTCTAGGA